ATTTACTATAGTGATAGCTCTTACTCCATCATACTTATACTCGATAAGACAATCACCTTTCATGTGTTTATTATTTTCACCATTACTCGCCAACATACAATGAAATCTTGGAATCTCAAAGCCAATATCTTTACCCATCTTGTTAATAGTCTTTTCTGATACACCACATTTTAAATCTTTAAGAAGAATCCTACGATACCAATAGTTCCACTCATCCATGGTGGCTTTATTCATTGTCTCTTCTATCGAATCTTTAGCGGCATTACCTGTTAAACATCTATGTTGTAATGATAGTGCTAGTTTCCAAAAATCACTTGTCTCAAGCCCTTCGCCATCCTT